GAATTAGGTCATCCCGCAGGTCCGACTATTAATTTAGATCGTGTATCGCATATGATTACATCTCTTACCCCAGACGGAGATAACATCATTGGTGAAGCTAAGATTCTAGACACACCAATGGGTAACATTGTAAAGAATCTTATGAATGAAGGAGCTACTATTGGTGTTTCTTCTCGCGGCATGGGTTCTTTAAAAGAGAAAAATGGTGTAGCAGAAGTACAAAAAGATTTCTATCTTGCAACAGCAGCTGATATTGTTGCAGATCCTTCCGCACCTAATGCATTTGTTGAAGGTATTATGGAAGGTAAAGAATGGGTTTGGGACAACGGTATTCTTCGCGAGAAGACTATTCATGATTACAAACAAACAATCGAAAAGACCTCATCTAAAGACTTAGCTAAAATGAAAATGCGAGTCTTTGAGGACTTCATCTCAAAACTTTAATATTATAAATAATAGAGAATATCCATCAAAGGAGAAAAACGATGTCTGATCAAGATCTAGAAATGAGAGAAGAAGACCTCATCGTTGCCGAAGAAGAGCAGCTAGATGAGTTTAAAGCTTCTATGGGTGACCCGTCTGAAGTGCCTGGACCTACAAACGCAAAAGCCAAAGCTCCAGGATCATCTAAAAACGTTGTTGATGATCCTCAAGACGCACCTACTGCGGTCAAACCAGAAAAAGGTCAAGAGCCTAAAACAAAGATGGGCATGATTCAAGCTATGGTTGATCGAATGAATGGTATGAAAAAAGCTGATCTTCAAGCTGCGTATGGTAAAATGCATGCAGCGATGCAAAAAGAAGATCTGGACATTGAAGAAGCAGCTGCTGATGATGTAGTAGAAGTAGTACGCGCTGGTCATAAGATTACTGTTGAAGATATTGATATAAAAGAAGATATTGAAGCAGTATTTTCTAACGATGAAAATTTAACAGAAGATTTCAAAACTGCAGCTACCACTATTTTTGAGGCAGCTGTTGTATCGAAAGTAAATGAACAATTAGAAAGATATGTAGTTGATTTAGACTCAGAGCTTAATGAAGAAAAGACTAGATTAGAAGAAGAAATGTCTGCTAAATTAGATCAGTATCTGGACTATGTAGTTGAGCAATGGATGGAAGAGAATAAACTAGCTGTCGAGGCTGGTATTAAATCTGAGTTAACCGAAGACTTTATCAACGGTTTAAAAGATCTATTTGCTGAACATTACATTGAAATTCCAGACGATAGAGTAGATGTTGTAGAAGAATTAGCTGTACGTGCTGAAGAACTTGAAGCTCGCTTAGATGAAGAGATAAGCAAAAATGCTGAATTAAAAGTACAAGTGAGCGAGCATTCAAAGTCTGAGCTATTTGCAGCTGCAGCAGAATCTTTAACTGAAACCCAAAAAGAAAAGTTTAAGGTTTTAGCTGAAGGTATTGAGTTCGTTAACGAAGATGTTTACGTGACTAAGCTAGATACTCTTAAAAAGAGCTATTTTACTGAATCATCTACTACAGAGTATACAGCTACTGTAAGTGATTTTGACGACGATGAGCCTTTAGAAGAAGAAGTTAAGCCTTCGAATCTAGAGCCTGAGATGTCTGCCTATGTCAATGCCATTTCGAGAACATTGAAAAAGTAAAAATTATAAATAATATTAGATTTGGAAACCCAAAGGAGAAAACAAATGCAATATGTATCTGAAGAACTAATGCAGAAGTGGCAGCCCGTTCTTGAGCACTCTGATCTTCCTGAGATCAAGGACTCGCATCGTCGTTCTGTAACTGCTACTCTGTTAGAAAACCAAGCGCGCTCTTCTCGTGAATCCGCGCAAGGATCAGGTGGTTATTCAATGCCATCATTACTTGGTGAGGCATCACCAACAAACGCTATGGGAGCTTCAAGCTCAGTAGCAGGTGATGGTAACGTAGATATTTTTGATCCAGTACTTATTTCACTGGTTCGCCGTTCTATGCCTAACCTTATTGCTTATGATATTGCCGGTGTTCAGCCTATGACAGGCCCTACTGGTCTTATCTTTGCAATGAGAGCTCGTTATTCAAGCCAAAGCGGTGATGAAGCGCTTTATAACGAAGCAGATACTGACTTCTCCAAGTCAGCTGCGGGTAACACATTGTCAGGCTTTGCGATTGACGAGTCAACAGGTGATGGTGTAACAACTGGTCAAACTGGTAGTGATCCAACAGCTCGCGCTTCTGCAAACGGCTACACCGTAGCAACTGGTATGACAACTGCTCAAGCTGAAGCATTAGGTGATGCAACTAATAACGCATTCCAAGAGATGGCTTTCTCAATTGAGAAAGTATCTGTAACAGCAGTTTCTCGTGCTCTTAAAGCTGAGTACACAATGGAGCTTGCTCAGGACCTTAAAGCAGTACATGGATTGGATGCTGAAACTGAACTGGCAAATATTTTGTCAGCTGAAATTCTTGCTGAAATTAACCGTGAAGTAGTTCGTACAGTTAACTATACTGCTACAGCAGGTGCACAAGATAATACAGCAACAGCTGGTACATTTAACCTTGATGTTGATTCTAATGGTCGTTGGTCGGTTGAGCGTTTCAAAGGATTGATCTTCCAAATCGAGCGCGAAGCAAATCAAATCGCAAAAGATACTCGTAGAGGGAAAGGTAATATCCTGATCTGTTCTTCTGACGTTGCATCAGCACTTCAAATGGCAGGCGTATTGGATTATACACCAGCACTTTCTACTAACCTTAACGTTGATGACACAGGTAACACATTTGCAGGTGTATTGAACGGTCGTATTAGAGTATACATCGATCCTTACTTCTCAAGTGCATCTGGTAACCAGTACATGACTGTAGGTTACAAAGGCTCTAGCGCATTTGACGCTGGTCTGTTCTATTGCCCATATGTACCTCTGCAGATGGTACGTGCAGTAGGCGAGAACACCTTCCAGCCGAAAATCGGCTTCAAGACTCGTTACGGTATGGTTGCTAACCCATTTGCTAAGGGTGCAACAGCTGGTAACGGTTCTATTGCCTTCGCTGATAAGAACGTTTACTACAGACTGGTTAACGTATCTAATCTTATGTAATAATAAG